ATTAATATAAACATCTACATTAATTGCAGTTGTTAATATATTTGATACAGAAATTCCTACAATTGTGTCATAAGAATTAGCTGTATGTATAGTAGCAGGACTTGTTCCTACTGCGTTTGAGGTAAACCTTCTAAAATTCTGTGCCAATCTATCCTCCTATGTTATAATGCAACGGCCATAGCGATGCTAAAGCCTGCTGTTGCTAAAGTTGATGGGTCAACCCCATTAACTGTGTTAACTTGTAAATCATTTATGGCATTATAAATAGCGTTAGAGCCTGTACTATAAATTATAGCATCACGCCCCGCACTTACTGTATAAGTTGTACCTGAACCTGTTGTGCAAATAATATCTTTACTATCTCCAGTATTATTTAAAACATAATACCACATTAATTTATTAGGGAATGTAACTGTACATGTGCCCCCTGGACTTCCTGTAAAATTTAAAATCTTACAACGTCCATCTTCTTGTGCATAAGAAGTAGGATCATTTGTAAAAGTTAAAGTTTTAGATACTCCAGATAATGTTACGCCGATATAAGCGTTAACCATATCGTCGATACGTTTTAAGTTATCATTTGTTTGATCACCCCAGGTGTTGTCATTTTCACCTGTAGTCATCAACCTCAACTCGGCGTTAGACCATGTTGATGCCATTGTTTACTCCTTTATGCTATACGTATTATAGCGTTACTTGAATCTGCAGTTGGCCATTGTATTTCAAATGTACCTCCTGAAACTGAATAATCTGCTCCAAAATTAATTACTGCAACTGCTGAATTACCATCACTTGTATTGTATATTAAACAACCACGTGTAGTAAATGTTGCCGAAGACCACGATGCGTTAGCACTAAAATCAGTAAAAGCAGTTGTACCTGTAGATGTTGGATTAACATTTGTTAATGCAAATCCTCCTGTTACATAGTTTCCTGACGCAGGTAATTCATCAGAATTTCCTGTCACTTGTGAGTAATTAGTTGTTGAAGCATCGTAAGTACCTGTGATACTTGCGTTAGCTTTAAACAACATTACTTTAAATGCGTCTGCTCCGTTATTGAAATCATGATCTCCCTCGAGTAATTCGACTTTGAAACTAGTACATAATGCTGATGTTAAGCCTGCCATTATCTATCTCCTTCTATTCTTCCTAGTGTTCTAAGTTCACCTTTATATAGTTCGGTGTTCCTCATTCTTACTTGTTCTTCTACCCCCAAAGTTTGAACAGATCGTTCATATAGTTGTTGATAGTTTGTTAATTGTTGCGGATCCTTCATAAATGTGGCTGCCTCTATAAGACAAGCATTTAATAAAGTATCCTGACATCTATCCCCAAGATACGTATTTGCCGTACTTGCCGATAAACCTGGTACTCTATAAGTATACCCTATTTCGCACGTAGTGTCAAGACTTGGTGTGGGTGCAAATATAATATTTGTATGCCTATTACTAGTTGTATATTTTGTTCCTGCACGCTGGTATGAATAGTATTGTACTGTACCTTTACCTGCTGTTGCACCAGGATCTTTAGTAAATTCTCTAATAAATGTTTCATCTTTTTCATATAACATATCCCCATTTTGGATACGTAAAAATCTGAGTACAACCAAATCTTCAGGCATAGCCACTGTAGGAGTGTTTGCTGACAAAGCAATTGTAACAGTTTTTCTAAATGCATTTAAATCTAACTCCTTCATAATACGAAGTTCAGCGTTAGCAATACATACATCTATTGGTGCTGTACCTGATCCTGTTGCTGTAGTAAATTCTGTGCTGTCATTTTCAGTCCAGTCTTGTATAGCTTGTTTTAATTGTACGTATGTTAATCCCATTTATTTACCCCATTCATCTGTACCCCATAGGTAAGTTCCCCAACCTGGTATTACAACAGTAACACTTCCTAAGTGTGCAGTTGCAGCCTGTCCTGGTGGTATTTCAGTACCATTAACAAATAGTCCTGTAGTACCCAGAGTTGATGTCATTTGTGACATAGTAACTGCATCAGCGCCTGATATACTAATCGATCCTAAAGTACCAGTTACATATAAACCTGGTGAATCTTCAGTTGCCGACAACGTTACAGACCCTAGAGTACTTGTCATTTGTGACATCGTAACGGCTGCGCCTATTACTTTTGCTACTTCTCCTAAATGAGAAGTTGCTTCAAATCCAGTTGCACTTTCAGCTACATCAATAATTACACTACCTAATGCAGTTGTTGCTTGTTGCCAAGATGCAGTAGGTATTGGTAATACAATTGCTATTGCTATACCAGAACTATTTAAATAGCTCGTCATCTGGAATCCAGATGGTGCATCTGCTGGCTGTTGGACTGTAATTAGTCCTAAATTAGCCGCGCACTGTCCTGACCATTTTCCATACAACGGTCCTAATTGAACTGTTGTAGGAACTTGATCTTGATCTGGTCTTGGTTTATATAAAACCGTTGGACCTGATCCTTCAATATATTTACCCGGGTCTAACTGAGGTTGTTTTGGTTCCCAGTCACCCTTGTAAACTCTAAATCCGTTCCACTCTGTTCGAGCGTCTTTATACTTAATCTTAAACCCTGATCGGTCATCGATTAGTACTGCGTGTTTACCCCTCGCGTATTTGCCCATTATGCATACCCACGCACCTTAGGCTGTACATAGAAGCTTGCACGTTCTCTGTCTTCTTCTCTAGCTAATTCCCATTCTCTTTCATACATTTGAGTTAACTCTTGTCTTCTAGGAATATCTACTAACTTTGGATGTTTGTTTGCTAGCTCAACTGTTAAACCACTAATTAATGCTGGTAACATTCTTTTAGGTACAGCTGCATTTTGTGAATAATTATCTGTTATATCTTCTCCATACTTAATAGCCCACATAACTATTTCATATCTACTATCTTCACTAGGTCCTGGCCATAAATAAACTGTATGATTCGCTGTTCCGCTAGAATCAAATTCAGCATTTCTATCTACTGCAAATTTAAGTGGTGTACCTGTTGAATATTTATTAGGATAAGAAAGCCAATCAGCATAACTAATTCTTTCCATCTCAATATCTTGATCTGGAGTTGCATCAGTATCACGACAAGCTGCCGTTAAGATATCTGAATAACCATTAGCTGATAAACTAAATGTAGGATAAGTTGTATTGTTAAATTTATTTACTGCTACTTTATGTAAATGTAATGTGAATAGATTAACACCTTGATTAATCCATTTAATCATTAATAAATTAAGAGAACGTCTAGCTGTGATTAAATCATAACCACCCTTCGCGCTTACTCCTAATCGTTCATAAGCTTCCTGTATTACATCTGCAATCTGCAGATTGAATGTACGTGTACCTGAACTAGCCACGTTGCCCCCTTACATTAATGCGCGAGTTAATACCCACAATAATTGACCTAATACCATAAAGCCAATTGTATACATTACTTTCGTAATGCTGTTAATTTTTTCTTCTATATGCTTTAGATGATTATCTTTAATTGTTGAAACACGTTCACTTAAAAGTTTTATTTCACCTTTAAGTTCCTGTATTTCCAAATCATACTTGGAAATATCCGACATATATTAATTCCAATAAACTGTTGCGCTTGCACCTGAACCAGTTATATCTACAAAGATATTAGTTTCACAAATTTTTCCCATTGCTGGAATTGTGAAGCTTGTCGTGCCCTTAGCTGCTACAGATAAACCTAAAATAGCTGTACCTGTTGCACTTTGAGCATCATAAATATCTACTGTTGCATCAGCTGAAGCGCCTGCTTCTAATACTACAGCTAATAAACGTTGTCTATGTGCAGTACTTGTTTGACCATCGGTAGTTGCATCAGCAGTAAAATATGTTGATTGTGTGTCACCTTGTATTGTCATTGTAATTCCTTTAAATGGGGAGACCGAAGCCTCCCCTAGTTATATTAGCTTAAGTTATTATTTTGTATGTATAAAACAGTTGCTGTTGCAGCTCCAGTAGAGCCATCTTCAGTTCCTGCTACAAAATCTGCAAATACTTCCATATCAGTAGTTCCTACATCAGTTGCTTCAGTATCTAAAGTACCGTGTGTAGTTCCTAATGCTTTAACGTTTTGTAAACTAATGAATGCATTGTCATCTGTACTATCACCAATAGATACAGTTGCTGTTCCACTATCATTATTTACAGTTGTAACGTTTAAAATTACATCTATAATTTGTGAATTAGCTGGAACGATTGCAACACGTTGATTTAACGCATCTGCTCCGATGATATCCAACACAACAGATTGTGCCATTACTACTGACCCAATGTTAGTTACATTAGTACCAATTGTGGTACCTGTTGTAGCTGGTATGTTACCCGCTTTAATCGGGCCTGAAAAAGTTGTTGTTCCCATTGTCTTACTCCTTGTTTTTCTGTCTGCTTACGCAGTCAATAGGTTTATTTTAATCTTATGCAAGGGGGCATATTTCATCCCCCTCACATT